CTACCAGTCGTGCCGGTGCCAAGATAAATTAAGTTTTTAAGGCGAGCACGGCCAGAAACCATAATCCCCGAGCCGCTAAGGTGTGAGCATTTGACGTCATATTGCATTGTCATAATTAATCTCCTTATAAATCGGGGGCCGAAGCCCCCGGAGTTAATTAATCAAAGTTACCGTATGGGTAAGTTGTGCTGTTACCAATATTGGCGTCAACCTGTGTATAACGCACAGCAAAAGTGAATGTGCCTGCGGTAATCACTGGCAATGTTGTACCTGTACCACCGGTGTAAGGAATTGTTAAGGTAACCACAACTTGCGAGAAAACTGTTGGCTCTACTACGCCCATGGGGTTAGTAAAGTCTGCGGTTGTTGAGTTGCAAGACAACAATTGAGCGCCAGTTTGGGCAACCGTGTTACGGCCTGTTGCGGCGTTCATTGAAGTAACGTTGGCATAAGTGGTGTCGTTAAACGCATTACCAATTTTTGCAGTCACTGTACCGATTGTGCCGCCTGTAGCGGTAATTGCCACATTGGTGTCCAACAAGAAATCATTGATGTTAGAGCCGTATGGCACATAAAACACCACACCACGGTACAAAGTACCTGTTCCACTAGTGCCGGCATCGGCTGTGATGGTGGCGGCTGTTGGTGGGTAAGCGGTCGAACTGTTTGTGTAAACAACAGCATTGACGTTAGGGATTTGGTTACCGTTAACAAACTGACCGGAGCCACCGCCATAACCGGCGGTTGCATTGGTGGTGTTGGTCAAAACAATGCTGGTTTCTTGAACCAGATCGGTATAACCAACATCGCGAATGGGGCCAAAACGGGAATTACCGGCCAGAATTGGTCCGGAGAAAGTAGAACGTGCCATGACAAAAGTCCTTATGCAAAAGTAACTCTACCAATCGTTGCATCGTCTGCTGGGGCAGTCCGGTAGAGCCAATCACCCAGTTAATGCAATATACACGATTTAAACAATGTCAACAACCATTTAAACGCAAAAAAAAGGGACCCGAAGGCCCCTCTTTTTTTCAACCGGATCAGAATGAACCGGAAGAACCCCAGACACCCAGAGGATCAGACCAACCAAAGCTGTAACGCTCGCGAGACTTGTAACGGACGTTGCCGGTATCAAAGTCACCGTCCATGCTGTTTTGCATGGGGGTACGAACGAAATGCTTCAAACCGTTAGGAACGTCTGTGGTCAAGAACCAAGCGTTAGGATCGGTCAAGAAGTGGTTAACTGTGTAGCCTTCAGCCACAGAACCATTGTTCTTCAAAGCGTTGATGTCGTTGTTGTTTGTACCAACGCGCAATTCTGTTTCCAGCAGGCGGGTAGCAACGAACATCAATTGTGGAGGAACAACCAACTTACGTGGTTTTGCCGCAAGCAACAAACCACGCTCATCTGTCCAACCAGCGATTTGAATAACTGCGGCTTCCAGAGAAGTCTCATTCAAGTCGGCTTGGGTAGAAGGTGTGTTGGAGTTAGTACCACCGCTGACCAAGGGGTGAGCAGTACTGAACAAAGCAACGCCGTCGCCACCAACATAAGAAGAAGAGAAACCGTTGTTCAAAACAGCGGCGGCTTTTACTTGCTTAGTGTAGGCCATGGCGCGGGCCAGACCTTTGGTGTAACGAGCAGACAGGCTGTCGTACAAGTTGTCTTCAATCGCTTCTTCAGTGATCGAGAAACCAAGGGCAATCGTTTCGTGGTTGTAACGAGTTGTCCATGCTTCTTGAGCATTGTCATAAGCAATTGCGGAACCTTCAGCCTTGACGGGCGCGGCAGAGAAGCCAGAGAGTTTTGTCTCTTCTTCAAATGAACGCTCGGAAGTTTCGGTTTCGTAGACTTCTTTATGCTCTTCGCCGTAACGGGCGTACTCCAAACCGAACAATGCGTTCAGACCGGGGAGCAATTCTTTAAGTAGTTGTGCGCGTGAAATAGCCATGATTTACTCCTTAGACGCCGGTCGTACTGTTGTACTGAGCGGTGTTGAACTTTACGAGGAATTCGTAATACGTAGTAGCGGCAACAGTACCGGGGCCGGTAGCTGTGTCAACCACAACGTCAACAACGCGAACAGGCAATGTATTGGTGGTGTTGGCGGAAGAACCGTCAATACCATAGTACGAATCACCAGTGGTGGTCGAACCAACGTTTGCAACCAAAGCCACGTTAGCGCCAACAATCGAACGAGCATAAGCCGCAGGAGTTGTTGAGCCTGCGGTTGTAGCGCAAACTTTGAACACAGCACTTGGGTCATCGACAACATAACCAATAGACATGGCTGTTGATGTGGAAACACCAGCGGGGTAAGCTTGGCCGTAAACGGGCTGGCTCAACGAGTTGATGTAAGAACAACCAACCAACACACCAATGATTGAACCACTGTTAGTGGTAGTAGCGGCCACAAGGTAGCCGTTGGTGTCCACTTGCACGGTGTCACCGTTCAAAATGGCTGTTGCGTAGGAAGGTGCAATTGGGATTTGACGGATCGCTCCGGCGTAGGGCATTCCATCCAATCGATTGATTGGTTTGAAGCCATACGTCTTATTGACGGTTGGATAAGCCATTTAAGACTCCTTCTTTATTTAGAACCTGTACCAAAGCTCACCTCAGACCTGCGTTCAGAAAACTTAGGCATATTGGGGTGGCTTTCGCGCATGAATGATTGATCCACCGATTCCATTTGAGTTTTGTTCTGGCGTGAGTAATATTGATCACGTTGCTTCAAGAATTCTTCTGGAATACGGCAAAGTACGAGGCCCCCAATCTCAATGCCGCCTTTGAATCGGCCATCGACAATTGAGTGCATCATTAACTCCGGATATTCGTCTGCCTTTACAGGCTCAAAACCTTCGCGGAGCTTCGCAGAAATGTTTCCGGGGTCAGATGTTCCCAAAGTGCTAATGCGAATGTAACGATGGACCCATCCCGGACGGGGATTTGGCATCGGCAAAGTTTCAGGCTTTTGCCACGATTCAGCACGATAAAAATCGGCGGCACGTGTTTCGAGTTCGCGTGATTTGCGTTTTTGTTCTACAACTTGTTCCATTATTCACCTCTGCTTAAAATTGCTACCTGTTTTGCGTATGCTTCTGGAGTGATCCCAAGCTTGCGAGCTAACGCAACCTGAGAAGGCTTCAGTCGAACGCGACTTGGCGGTGTGCTTCTTGACGCCGGTGCAACCGGTGAAGCTGTTCGTGCGCGGCGCGGTTCTTCACCCACCGGATTGGATCGTGTTTGGGATGTCCGATCATCTTCATCGCTCTGAGTGTCAAAGTACTCAGGAAACCTTTTGCGCATAGCGCCATCAATTGTGCGGAAATATTCCTCACTACCAACATAATTTGGACCATACTCGCGCTGTAACTTCTTGTCAAGGCCCATTGCGAGCATTGTCATTTCATCATCTTTTCCAAACCAGTCTGAATTGTCAGCAACCCAAGACTGCGTTCTTTGCGGAATTTGAGGTTGTTGTTGTGGCTGTTGGCGTTGAGGTATTTGGAAGTTGTCCTGAATGTCTACGGGACGCATTGAACTTGTGCGGTCAATCTTAAGTGTGGCTTTAGACACTTCTTCTTGAGCGGCCACCAGTTTGTCGGCATCGCCGGCCTCAAATGCTTCTTTGAGTTTTCTTTTGGCTGATTCCAACTCACCTTCTGCGGCGCTTTTTGAAGTTTGGATATAAGCTTCACTGCCGGTTTTGAGTTGGTTTTTCAGGCGTTGGTTTTCCTGATAAACCGCTTTGGCAAATTCTTCTGCCGCCAAACGCTCTTGCTCCGCAGTTTCACGGGCGCGTTTTTCTTCATGGTAGCTTTCAGAGAACTTCTTTATTCTGCGCTGAACCTTCTGGCCATATTCACTTAATTCTTCATCGCTTGGGTCAGCTTCAGTTTTGACTTCAGCCCTTACCTCTTCAGGTTCAACGTCAATCTTAACTTCTTCTTGAGCTTCGTCTGGGACTTTAAATTCTTCAGTCATGATCAGCTCCCCGCTCTTTGAATGCCACGTGGGTCTTGGACTACTGCTTCAATTGAGTCATCATTGATGATTCGAAATTCTTGGCCATGAATTTTCAACCTTGTGCCCGAATTTGGACGCACAATGACAAAGTCACCCTGTTTGCATGACGGACCACTTGGGAACCTTGTTTTATCTGCAAAACAATCAGGTCCCAATTTAACAACGAACAATACTGGGGTCAGTACTTCTTCGTGCCGCATGGTTTGAGAATCCTTGATCAGACCAATTTCGCTGTCGGCAAATTGTTCCTCAGCTTGTGGTACGACCGTTAGGATTTTGTAGGTTTTAGGGTCCGGCAGTTGTCGTGCCTTTTCCTCCGCCGCCTTGTTCATGATCCGGGAAAGATCAACGGCGAGCGCGGGGTTGATAACTTCAGTCATCTGAGTGCTCCATTTTTTGCACAAGGTCGTTAATGAACTCTATTGCGAAACCAAGACCTTGGATCATTCCGCATAGGTGTTTGTACTCAGCGAAATCTTTTGGGAAGCCTCTTGAGCATGAGGCTTCGTAATCAGATTTTTGCTGGTTGAGTTCTCTGATCACGTGGATCAGGATTTGTGTATCGTTCAAATTTTCTCCTTATCAACTCTTTTGTTTGATTGGGCTTTGTGTTTGGCAATGTCAATGCCAAGCTTTGTGCCTTCAAATTCCATTTGTTGTTTAAGTTTGTCTTTGGCGGCGGCGGCTGTTGCTGATACTTGCATGGCCGCAATTTCTTTCTGCGCCTCGATACGGGCTTCTTCTAAACGGATTCGGTCTGCCTTTTCGGCGGCCTCGACCTGTTGTTTTTGTTGTTTCAATTGCATTTCCTGTTGCTTCAACTGAAGCTCTTGCATCTGCATTTGAATCACAGGGTCTTGCATTTGTTGTTGGTTCTTTTGCTGTTGGGCTTGTTGTTGGTCGCGCTGGGTCAACTGCTGAGAAGCCTGCGCCGCCCGAATGGCGATTTGATCTGCCATTTCTTTTGGAACCGTGACGGGTTCATCATCATCTGCATGTTGAGGCAAGACCATGCCCATAGATTCTTCAATCTGACGGCGGTATTCCATGGCAATGTGTTCGTTGACATGGGCCATTGCCGCCGCCATGATTTGCTGGGCCTGCGGGTTCATTTGCATCATTTGCTGAATCTTTGGATTCTGAATTGCAGACATGTGAACTTGAATGTGGGCCTGATGGTTTTGTTCAATGAAAGCCTTCACGGGCTTCATGGTCAGCAGGTTTTGGTTCTCAGTCACGGGGTCTGTGGCAATCATGTCCTCTTCAATAGGAACAAGCTTGGCCGCATTCTTAACGCCCAAGACCTCAATCATTTGACGGTGCAACAAAGGCATGTCGTAGTACTGAGGGGAAGACTGGGCCAACTGAAAGACTGCCTGATACTGAACAATCTTCTGCGCCATGGTGGCCGCATTGGGATCGCTCACGGGAATCACATCCACTAAGTGATAGTCCTGCTTCTTGGCTTTGCGTCCGCCATATTCAGGCTCATAGGAATAATCTTCTGGTGTGTCTTCTGCAATGATGGCTTTGAGCAGTTTAAACTCTTGCTTCATGCTGAAATGCATACGGGCCTGAACAGCGCCCATCACCTTCAGGGTTCTCTCAAGAATGGCCAGTGTGGTTCCAACGGGAGCCTGACTGGACATGTCAGACACCTTCATGTCACCAGAAGACGCAAATGCGCGGCCCTCTTCTACAATTTGCTGGAAGAGGGTGTAGAGAACTTGACTTGGCTCTTTGTATGGGAGCGGAAGAATGTTGTCTCTGATTGATCCGCCGGGAACGTCAACATCTCGGAATTCGCCTGGGTTGATTGGCGTGTCGTCGCCTTTGATTCGCAAACCTCTGGTCTTGAGTCCACCGGGCAAATTGCTAAGAGTACCAGCATCAATAAGCTGGCGCATGAGCATAGTGGCAGACTTAGCATAGCCGCCAATAAGATGAATGAGTCCATATCCATAGAAGCCGAATCCCGGTATGTATTGGTAGTGGACAAAATGCTGGCGCTTGATGTGGAGCTTGTCTTCTTCATACCAATTCCTACGAATAGAAAGAATCTTACGAGTTCCTTTCTCAAGGGTCACGACATACGGAAGGGCAATGCCAGTGGGCTCGCCTTCTTTATTTGTATGCTCAAAACCTTTGAGATCAATGTCCACATGCATCTCAAGAATGCGGTATCTATCATCCTGAATGGCGGTCATGCCCATTTCTTCGGACTTCTGCTTCTCGATGTCATCGAGTTGCATCATGGGGTCACCCAGCTCAATGTCTCGGTAAAAACCAGAGTCCATCAGTTTAAGGACTTCGTTTTCATTCTTTCGCATCACGTGCGTGACACGGGGTGAACTCTCAATGTCTGATTCACCATAAGGAACTACGATGTCTTCTGCGGGAATGAATACAGCCTTTTGCCGGCCCAAGTTGGGGTCGTAATACACCTTCTTAAAAGCTGATCCGCTGATGGGAAGATTCCACAAAAGCTTTTCATGCTCGGGCCTGTACTCTGTCATGACTTCCGTTAATTGGTAGTTCATGTCATCCCGAACGCGGGCGGCGGCTTTGTCAACTTCAGGTGTATCTTTTCCAATGATGGTTGTCTTGACAGGTCCTGCGGCTGGGAATGTTTCTGTAATACCTTCTGACTGAAACCTGACGACCGATTCGGCCAGCATGGGGTGGAAGATTCCACAAGCACCGTTCCATGGTTCTGTACGCTCTTCATAACGCAGGCCAAGAAGCTTTAAGCCTTCAACATAGGTCTGCGCCCATTCTTTGCGGTCGTTGATGTCTTTGTCAAAATCATTGACCAAGTCTTCTCCAAGACTTTGAAGAACTCGATCATCAATCACTTCCGCCAAGTTGTCATCAAAGCCAACCTCTTCCTCTTCGGGCATCAGGTCAATTTCTAATCCATGAATGTTCAGTTTCACATCTTCTGGATTCTCAATCTCAATCTGTAGATCGGGCTCATCGTTTAAACGATCAAGTCCTTCTGGCGTTTGGTACAGGGCTTTTTCTAACATTTTTATCCTTTAAACGGTGTAGTATTTTTCAGAGCGACGACCTTTGAAGTAAATCGGCTCGTCGGGCTCATCGGATTCAATTGTGATGAACCCACCCTGTCTAAAACGAAGCAATGCCTGCGATGTCGAGTCAACCAAGTCATCATGGTCGCCATTTGGGAAGGAAGCACATTCTTCCATCAGCTCATCAGCCCATCTGGTATCAGGACACCACACAATGCCAGCTTCAAACAAAGGTGAGACTGCGTTTACACGCGCAATCTTATCGCTTCCTTTGCTTGGTGTGTACTCCTGTATCGGAACTCCGATGTTTTTAAGCTCATAAATGAGCGGAGCGCCGGCGGCTTTCTTCTCAACCAGAACCAAATCAGGGTTCCAGTCCTTGTAATACTGTAGAGCGCAAGCCTTAAGTTCAGGAAACTCCATGCGCTTTTTAAAACTGTCCAAAACAATGATGTTTGTCTTGTAGTTTCCTCTTTCATCGGGGTGTTGGAAGACACCCCATATTGTCAAAGCCGAATAGTCAGCCCGATTGTTCTTCTCAAAGGCCGTGTCCCAAGAATGAATGACAAATTCACACTGCGGGGGTCTGGGTTCCTGCCAAATTCTCCAATATTCCCGCTTAAGAATCGCGCCTTCTTCAGATGTGGGGTTCTGTTGGTACTGCGCATTCCATTTAGAGGTGGGAATCTCAGCTTTAATGGCTTCGAGCTCTTCTCTTTTCCAAAATCCGGGCCATAAAGGCGTTCCAGAGGGCAAAATTGCAGGAAATTCAATGATTTCCCAGCCATCTACGCCATCTTTTTCACTGTTTTTAAGAATTTGGCCAGTCAAATCACGCTTTGCCCAGCGTGTCATCACAATAATGATCGACCCACCGGGCTGTAAACGCTGACGGGGTCCAGATGTGAACCACTCATAAACCCCATCAAAGACTGCGGGGTTGTTTTGTTTGGCTTCCTGCTCACTATGGGGGTCGTCAATGATCAAAAGATCAGCACCCTTACCAGTCACAGCACCACCTACACCAATCGCAAAATAATCACCACCAGAGTTAGTGTTCCACCGCCCTGCGGCCTTTGAATCTGATGAAAGCTTTGTACTAAAAACCTTCTCATACGCCGGCGATTGAACCAAATTCCTAACCTTACGGCCAAATCCAGTGGCCAACTCCGCAGTGTGAGCGGTCTGAATGATCTTCTTCTCAGGATACAAACCCAAAAACCAAGCCGGCAACAAATAAGAAGCAAACTCAGACTTCGTATGCCTTGGCGGCATGTTAATGATCAATCTCTTAAGCTCTCCAGAAGCCACCCTCTCAAAAGCATCAGCCATGATCTGATGGTGCTTACCGGAAATAAACCCGTCCCACATCTTAGAAGCAAAAAATATAAATGACTGCCTGCACCTCTTTGCAGTGTCTTCATCCAATATCTGACGAATCTTCCTGCGGTCGTTTAAACCAACCATCGGGAGCATCGCGTTGTATTGCTCAATCTCCTGCGGGGTTAACAGATCACTCATAAATCCAATACTTCCTTCGCACCCTTGTCCAAAACCCTGATCGAATTAAATTTATAAGCCCTTAATGTCAACAAACCCTCATCATGCAATGCATGCACGATCCGGTGAATGTTCGCCTTAGACCTCAATCCAATCCCATGAGCAATCACCTGATACGAAGGCGACACCCCATGAAGCTTTATATAAGCCCTGATGAAATCTAAAACAAGTTGGTGCTTTTCAGACATAGGCATAGTTTAAACACAAATGTGAACGTTCGCAATCGTTTAAACAAATTTTATATATAGGGGGGCCTATTTTGTTTAAACAAGTACCCGGGGGGTGTTTCTACGTTTAAACTGTGGGCATGAGAACGTTCGCACAAGATGAGGTGGGGGTGATTGGATGAGTGGATCACAGTGCAGGCACGGTAGGGGGACCCAAATCAAAAAAGGGGTGTATGGGGTCGCCAACGCCAGCCTCCAGCGCCGTGTAAACGAATGCCCCCATCACCTTGCGATGACCGTAGCTGGCTCTGCGTTTAAACGTTCCACTTCCAACACCTGCGCTCTATTGATTGGACGCACATTACCTAGAAGCTTTAGATGTCCAGCAAGTTCTTTACGCAATTGGTCTGCGCTCACTGTGATGTCATCAGACTGCACAGGCTCTGTCTTACTGAACATTCCTACAGTCTTGCCCATTAACTCTAGTGCACGCAGTCTGCTAGCCTCTTGTTTGCCTTCTTTGACATAGTGCAACAACGTTTTCATCACGAACCTTTTTGTTGCCTGCACATCGTCCACCATGGCCTCTGCTGTCTCGCCCCAATGCTCTTGAAGCATTGCCTGAATTCTTGGGTCTTGCGACAGTCTCCATGCATTCGACTTAATTACTGCCTGCTTTGCTTTGGCGTCTGGGTACGCTTCCCTGTATGCTTGTTCTTGGGTTTTTCCCTCTATCAGCCCTCTTGCGAATGCATGAGCTTTTGCTGACAGTGGCTTCGCCCTTTCACTTCCTACTGGCTTTCCGTCTATTCTTATCTTTGGTATATCTGCGGCATGGGCCATCCGTTCCGCTTCGCTCATCTCATCCGGCTTTTCATGGCCTTCTAAGCCCATTTCTTCCGCCGCCCTTTCCAGTTCTTCCATGTACTCATCTCTGCTCATTCGGCCCATCTTCTGGCCATTCTCATTCCGGCTTTCCATGACGATTCCCCTTCAATAATTGTTTAAACGCACCGTTCGCATTGTCTGCAAAAGTTATCCACAGGCAGTGTAAACGCAAGTACTACACATCGTCAACACGCCCCGTTTCAAATCTGACCTATACCAACCCCGCCTGAACCCCAGAAAACGCCTCCTAGAGCTTTTCTTTAAAAAGTTATCCACAGGAAAATGTTAACTGTAGTACTACACCTTGATTTTAGGCTTCGTTCTTTTTAAACCCACCCTGACCCCGCCTGAACCCGTTTAAACGCTTCCTAGGGCCTGTAATTTCACCCGTCTAAACCTTTCCCTAGAAAACATAAACCTACTAATAAGAGCGCCAATTCCACCCGTCCAGCACCCAATAACCCTACTCACAATGTGGTTGTTGACAAGCTCGTTTAAACCTGTGCTATAGTTCGTTCCATGCACTAGCAATAGCACTCACCGAGTTGCAATTACTAGGTGAGCAAAGGTGATCGAGCCTAAGTGTGAACGGCCCACGATATGGTCGGTCTGTGGCGGTAACTCAATACAGGTCTGGTGATGCCAGACACCCTGCAACGGGTAGAACTAAACGCTGTCTCATATGAGATGTAACCGTGATGCCTACGCTGTGGGCATTGCAGTGCCATCTTGCACTTAATTGGAAAACATCATGACCAAATTTGACAAAGCTTTTGCCGCCCTCCAAGCCATCGGTGCTCCTGTGATTAGCAAGCCTGATTGGTTTGTTATCAGCGCCGAACAAAACGACGACACGATCTGGGCTGTCGGCCCCAACTTCATGCATCCAGATATTGAATCGATTCTTAAAAAGCATGGCCTCGATTACTGCTGGTACGACTCTGGAACCGCTGTCATCCACGCCGCTTGACTTATCAGCGGTAAGCCCTACGGGGTTTACCAGTGCTAA